CAATCAGAAATCAGGTACCAACATCTACGAAACATACATCAGTGCAGTGGCAGATGGCAGTTTCAGAATCACATTCTCTGCCGCAAGTGGTACAGCCACTGATGCACCTGTATTCACTTTTGCTGTGATTGAAGGTGTTGCGTCTTAACGCCACAGACGTCATTGCAGATAATCAGTCGTCCTGATTCAAAACTGGGCTTGTGCCAACTTTGCTCTATGTTGTTGAACCACTGAATACAATGCTCAAGATCATGGTCAAGTGCATTGTTTTCGACCACAAAGTGTTTGAACTGTGCATTGGCCGCTTGATGGTAATTACCATGTCCATAATTTTTTGGATTGAATCCTAGCCAACAGCAAGGGTAAACATCGCCAGTGCTGGACACATACAAAGATTTCCTTGACACAACCTTGCACTTGATCGGTGCTGGCGTGCGCTGACCAACCACATCTTCAAGCAAAACTTCATCTTGTGTTCTTGACTTCCACAATATTGAAAATTCAGTTTGTTGTGGTTTACCAATAGTATGTTTTACTTGTTGGTTCAAATCAAATACCGGTGCCTGATCACGACCGTGGTCATGAATCTTAAAATCTGCAAAACCCATTTGCTTGCTCAGCAAACGAGCCTGATCAATTTGATGAGCGTTGTGATCAAACCGAATCATTTTCCAGACAGCCAAGCCGCCGGCTGCAATAAATGCCTTGGCATTTTTGATCACTGTGCCGTAGATCGTGTTTTGTCTGTACAGGCTGTGTGTGTCTTCAAGACCATCCAGGCAAAAATCAACTTGGACTCCTAACACAGCCAATTGTTGCCAGTACGTTGTGTCTCGAGCACCACCATTGGTACTCATTATGATTGTGATATCAGGATTTGCTTTTTTAAAATATTCAACAATATCAACAGTTTCAGGATTCATTACTGCATCTCCAAAATTTCCGTTGATGTTTATTGTGTTAATTTGTTGTAAAAAGGCCGGGGCAAATATTTGTTTTGCTTCTGCCAACGTCATGTTGTGTTCAATGTATCCATCGTTGTAAGGATAACTGTAAAAGTTTCTAGGACACAATGGACAGGCGGCATTGCATAAACTAGATATTTCTAAGTGTACATCACGAATGTCTGAGATATTATACATAGTCAAATAATGCGTACAAACTGTATCGAACGAATCCTGGTGGTACAGCATGCTTCATGCCATGTTTTAATTTGTTTCGATTGTGCATGATATACCCGGAGTTTGGAACAAAAGGAATTGGTATACCTTCAAACCAAGTGCCTAATTCAGCTAGTCCCGAATTGAGGTAAATTTGCATGGCTGCCGACACTTGATCGTTGTCAACATGTTGTCCAATGAAATACGGATGTTGATCTTTCCACAACGACACATGTGTAAATTTTAATCCAAATCTTGAATAATCTAACTTGTCAAGCATGCACCATATCTGATCCAGCAATCCATTGTCAATCCATGACAGTGACTTCCTAGGCTTGTTTTCTTGCATCAACACCGATTGCCAGTGTGTTTGCAATTCTAGTTGTTGCAGAATTGTTGCGAGTGTGTGTTCATTTAATAAATCATGCACATGATACAGATCTTGCGTAAGACACACAGCATTATCCAATGCAGACTGATTCATCATATTATGACTGTTTGATCTGTCCCAGCAGTTGTTTTAGTTTTGCACTTTGCACATCTGCTGTGACCTTGGGTGTTTCTAGATCAAAGTCTTCTCGGGGCTTGGCTCTTTCCCAAGGCGGCGAACTAGCATCGCCCTCCGCAGGTTTAACTTGACTGCGAGCTTTGATTGAATCCATAATTGAACTCTGTGGCTTGTTATAACCTGTGCCTTCGTCGCCGCCCTCGTCTGTGATACGCATGGTTTCAATATTGTATTCCAAATCAATCTTTTGTCCCACACCAGTTGATGAGCGTGATTTCATACATTGTATTTGATACTTGCCACGTTCTTTCATGGCACGGCTTGTAAAAATACCAAACACATTGTCCGCAGTATTGATCTTGGATATACCACCCGAAATGTGCGAGTGGTCAAATTCAATTTCTTCCACTGCACTACGATTCAACTGCGACGCCGTGACCATTAGCACCCCAAGTTCTTTGGCCAAGTTTCGTAGTTCTTCTGAAACATACTTGTCTTTCACAAACAAGTCGTTGGGGCTGACCTTGGCACTCACGGGCATCAACAAGTCCAAATAGTCAATCATCATAAAGTCTACTTTAATCCCTGTTTGAATTTGTACTTCTTTAATATAACTACGGATGTCGTTGATGTTGCTTTGCGCCGGCAATGCTTTAACCCGATATTGCCCAGACTTTTTAGCGATCAGTTTAACCTTGAGTTCTGTTGTGTCAATATCCTTGCGGATATCCTTTGTACTCATATTAGTCAACATAGCATCTGTTCGCAAACTTGTAAGTTCTTCACTCAGTTCTAGTGTGATGTAAACGCCACTCAGTCCTTGTTGCAACCAGTTCAATGCAATGTTCATCATAACCAATGACTTACCAGAACCAGATCCTCCAGCAAAGATGTTTAGTTCACCGCGACTGAATCCGCCATACAGCAGTCTGTCTAGTTGCGGCCAGCCTGTTGAGACTTGCCCACCCGAGTTGAAGTATTTGTTAATGCGAGCCGCAGGATCAGCAAAGTAATCCGTGCCCATGTCTTTAGTAAGCGATATTTGTACTGCATCTTTGATAAGTTTTTCAACTGGTTCAAACTCACCTTTTTCCAGTAAGTCCGCTGATTTTAAAATTGCACGTTCAAGTTCTTGGCGTCGAGTAAATGCTTCAAACTCGCCCATGAACCAGTCAAAGTGCCCTTCATTTAGATCTGGCACTGGTGCAAGTTTAATGCCTGTGGTTGCACTTATCTGTGTCCTGTCGGGCATGGTCTTGTGTTTGTCTGTGTGTTCTTTAATAAACTCAGCCGCTGGTCTTAGACTACGGTCAAAGTTTTGTGGGTTATAAATGTTTTGCACACGCACATAACTGCTTGCATCTTCCAACATCATTTCTAGAAATAATCTTTGGACATCAAGTCCGTAGTCTTTTAACAAGTTGTTTCTTCCTTATCTCTATTTTAATTTTACTAGTTTCTCTTGCTTGCATAATAGTTAGCAAGGCTCCTAATTTTCCTAATTTTATCACAGCGTCATTGACATCTTTAAAACCCGCCGGCCACTCGGGTATGCTCACTGCCCAACCCAGTTCCACAGCACGATCTATTAATTCTACACCTGCTATATCTTGATCGGGTACCACAGTGACTTCACGTCCAAGACTGCGAATTAGCCTTGCTTGACTATCGCTGATGGTATTGTGCATTACTGCAAGCCCACCAATTGATAGTGCGTCAAAGATACCTTCCATCACTAGCACATGTTGCCAATTGGAGTGTTGTAAGTCTGTACCAAACACATAACCCGGTTGTGAGTGATTGATGTATTTGGGTTGCTTGTTGTCTAAAAATCTAGCAGTCCAACCTACTACCCGGTTGTCATAGGTAAACGGAACCAATACAAACGGTCTAACCCAATGAACGCCATCGTTCTTGATTGATGTCATTATAGGAAAGTCTTCCGGCACACCACGCTGACGAATGTAGTTCCAGTAATAAGGGTGTTCTGTAGTAACTACTTCTGAACACGGTGGAAAGTCATCTGCCTCTTCAAACTCTATAGCACTGAGTGTGTTGAATACTCGCTGGCGATCTTCTAGGATGCCGTGAATGCTACGATGACGTAGGCTTTCGAGATTAAGCACGTCAACCTCATTGTCTGGCACACCCATCCACGACAATAATCTTTTAGCCTTGAAACTAACTGTGCGGCCCAGAACAAAACTGGCTGTGTATGAGCAGTTGAAGCAATGATAACTCCAACCTTGTTCGGTTACCTTGATACCGCCACGCCCACGTTTGTCCGGAGTGTTACCGTTATGTGTACAACATACTGCATTGAAACTCAGCCAACCTTGTGGACTGGGTTTTCTTTTTGCAGGTAGGTAAGCAAGGACATCTAGCATCTGTATAGTATAACAGATTAATCACACTAGATCAACGATATTGAACGTTTTGAACTCGTCCGTTTGTGAATACTGCTGTGGCACTTACATTACTTTGAAATTGCACTGGTAGATATCCCGATCCACCATTGGTGACGGTCACACCCGAAATTTGGTTATTGTCACCAATTGTACAAGTTGCTGTTGCTCCAGAACCGTCACCAAGTATTTGGATCAGCGGGGGTGCCACATAACCAACACCTGCGTTGGTAATACTGATCCCAGTTACCACACCACCAGAAACTTGTACATTACCTTGTGCGCCATACCCAATCGAGTTGTTGAACGCCAGGCGCAGGAGTGGATGGAATCCAACTACATTAAAGTAATCACTTACAGTTTCACTAAGGTACTGTCTTGATGCAGTGACATTATACCAAATTGATTCGTAGTTCTGGGCGGCTTGTACTTTGACTGTGCCTGTGTAGCCCACCAGGTCATACTTGACTGTGGTCAAACTTGAGCCGTTAGTAGGCATAAAACTGCTATAGAATTCAGTTGCTTGAATGGCATTGATCGGCTGTGGTGTTAATGCCCAGTCCGGCCATTGTGTTGGTCCTATACCAAAGTAGTTGTTCTTGCCATACATATCGGGCACAGTACATTCTGCGGCCGGAATGTGTTGGGGCAATACTGAATCCACAATGTTGCAGTCTGCTCTGGCTTGGCTGTTGGCATCTGTATAAGCGGCTTGCACATAGTCACCTGCTGTGCGCTGTATACTGTAACTGGCAGGTTGTGCTTGTATATTAATAGTATCTTCGTTGCCGAGCACAACTTTGACTCTGCCCAGGGCAGAACTCAAGATGTCCATGGGCTTGGTAACTAGGAGTTCATCTCCTGTTTGATTTACCACACGGAAAACAAAACTAGAGCCTGCAATATTCACAGGCTTCTGGTCTTGATTGATAAATTCAAAGAGCAGAACGTTATCCACTCCCTTGTTGATTGTTAATTGTTTTGCGTACACTGGGTCGTACCTCGCTGTAAAATATCCGCCACTGGTGTCTATCAAAAGTACCCGGACGAGTTGTTGGTATAAGTAAACGGTGGTTGAATACATAGGATCCTCAGCAAGTATTTATGGGTAACAATAT